ATCGTTCCAGCCGTCTGGTAGCCGTAGCCCGCAGCCTTGTATTCGGAACCACGCTTGGCAACCTGCCCCTGGTAGATCGCAGCGTTGGCCGCATCCTCCAGACCGCGTGCAGCGTTCTCGCCCTTGAACATCTCCAAGAGGCTTTCGTACTCGGTACGCCCCGCGATCTGGCCAGCGAGGTTCAGGACGGTGTTGTCGGTCGCCCCGCCACCGCCCGCAGCCGCGCGAGCACGCAGCGTGGATTGCACCAGCCCGCCCTTGCGCTGCGTCTCCAGTGCCGCCCGCTGCTGGGACGCGCGAGCCTCCTGCGCCTGCTGGCGAAGCTGTGTGGCCCGGTAATTGGCGCTGTCAACCGCAGCCTGTCCTTCGAACGCCGCGCCTTGCTGGGCCAGAGCGCCAGCCTGAATGGCCGTCTTGCGGCTTGCCGCAGTGGCACCCATGCCGGCAATGGTGCCGCCAATGCTGGACAGACCGCTGAGAACCGTCATCGTGGCAGATAGGGGCTCGAATACGACACCCATGGAGGCAAGCCCCCACGGTGCGTCATAGCCTGCTAGCGTGCGTGCCATACGTGTACCTTCTTGCCGTCAACGACTTCGCCGGTCGGAACGAACCCAAGGTGTTCTACCCACCGCTCCGCAGCCTCAAAACCCACGTCCGTCGTGGCATACATCACGCGGACGCCCATGCCCTCAATGTGCCTGATTGCCTTCTTCGCCAGCCTGTGCAGCGTGAGAGGCAGCGCCCGCAGTTCGTCCGTCAGTTCCGACCAGATGAACACCGGGCCATCAGCCGGGAAGCCAAAGCCGCCTAGCCCGATCACCCGCCCATCCTTCTTCACGCAGTAGGCAAGGCAGCGATAGGGAGGTGGATTTGCGAAGTCCTCAGGCTTTGCGATGCCAATCTCAATCAACCGTTCGTCACCATTCCAACGATGGCAGCAAGGACCGTCACAGGACGCGGCGCGTAGCCCTTGAGGTAAAGCCTGCTGTCCGTATCCCACCGACCGGCGAGCGGGATCATGTCGTTGTCGTATTCGGACCAGATCGCATCCGGGTCCACATCCGCCGCAGCCTCAACACCCGGCAGAGGGTCCAGCGCATCCACCGTGTCGCCGTAGTAGAGGCCCTGCGCGTGCGTATCGACCATGATCAGGCCGAGATGGTCCAACCGCTTCTTCTGCGTCAGCGCCGTGCCGCCTTCCGCCGCATACGCGAGCTTGGACGACTTGTAGAGCGCCGAGTACGGCAGCCCCACGACAGCCTCGCTCACGGCCTGTCCGAGCGTGATAGCCCCGCCACTCACCGTGTATGTCGTCTGGGCCGAACCCACGCCAGGGGACAGGTCCAAGCCGTCAGCCCAGACCACGACGCTCTCGCCCTCAAGGTGCGATAGGCCCGTGATGGTGCTCGTCGCCGTGCCCGAGTACGTGATGAAGCTATCGGCCTGCTTGTTCAGCGTCTCGCCAACGCACTCGTCAAGGCGCGACCACTTCTCGTGATACCGCTTGGTGACGCCGTTGATAGTCCGCTTCACGACGTAATAGACGCTATCTTCCAGCGCGCCCGGCAGGACATAGGCGCTTTCGATCACGCCGTCCGTCTCGACCAGCCACCACGCTTCCACGCCGTCATCCTGATCGAACAGGAGCACGGCCACCTTGCCGTCGTCCCTGACGAAGTGAATGGATGTGTCGGGCTGGCGCTGGATGGCGATGTCAGCAAAGCCCTCCATGCCGATCTCTTCGTTCAGCCGTGTCAGGTCTGCCGTCTTGTAGGTCTGGATGTTGATGTCAAACACGACCTGATAGACGCGCCGGTTCGACGCCTGCACGAAGATAATGCGGTTATCGACCTTGGCTGCCGACAGCCTTGCAGAACCCTGCGTGGAGAATGCCTTGAGGTTGAAATTCGTGGGCGTCAGCGGCTCATCAAAGCTGGACGACTTGGCCTGGATGACCGAGGCATCAGCACCGGCAATCAGGCGTTCCGTCGAGACAATCCAGTTGATCGTTGCAATCGGACCCTGCCCAATCGACCGATCAATTGGAGAAGCATCGCCTTCCTGATTGTCGTCAAAGTCCACATAATCGTCGGAGCCGGAACCCCAGAACCGATCATTGCCGGCCCACCACAGACGGCCCTCGTGGAGCGCCACAGACGTAGGCCAGCCGCGCCGCGTAGACCACGAGCCTTCACGCCAGTCGAACGTCGCCGTGGAGTTGGCGAAGTTGTCCACGACCTCGACATCGACCGACGTGGACGAGTTATACGTCAGGACGCGCGCGACACCCGTGCCCGAGCCGCCAGGGAACGACAGGGCAATAACAGCCGTGCCTGACCCGTAGGCTGCCGGCTTGAAACCAATGCGATACCAGACAATCGAATTGTCTAGCGTGTCGTCATAGCTCGTGGTCGTGTTGCCCGTGTAGGTCGTCACGTCCGTGAAACCGGAAGTCTCGCTATCGAACGACCTTTGAAGCGTCAGCGTCCCGGTCCAAGTGCCGGTGATCGAGATGGCGAACACGCGGCCTGCATCGACGCCCGTGACGCGGATCGTGGTCGAGTAGGTGTCCGATGCCGACAAGCTGCCAGAACCAATCTGGCCCGTGTGCGTCAGTTCGAACAGAGCCCCGACATGCGAGGACTTGAACAGGGGCCGCGAGGCCGTCAGCGTCGTATTGCCCGAGACCGCGCCAGGAGTAATTGAGACGGACGTATCGGCGTTGAAATTGAACGGGCCGTTGTCCGTCTTGTATTCGACAATCGACCATGAGTTCGTGCTGCGCCGTTCAATCTTGCGCTGCTGGTAGCCCTCGCAGGCAATGAACACCACGTCAGCCGACTGCTCCGTTCGGATCAACGACAGATCGTCAACCGTGTAAGGCGTCGTCAGGGTCATGACGCCAGCCGCTTCAATCGTGCAGGACGACACAATCTTGTTGAGCCGCAGCATGCCTTCAAACTGGACGTAGAAGTCCGCAGACGGCGTGAACGCCAGCGAGTGCGTGCCCGTGTCCAGGATGGTGGCGGTGATGTAGTCGTCGCCGCCGCTCGTGGTCCCGACGCGGAACTTGACAGGGCCACGCTCGACGACAACCCGAACAGCATGCACCTTGCCACCGTCACCGATACCAAGGGTGCCCATCTGGGTCGCAGTCGCCACACCGCCGCTGCTGACAAGGTTCAGCGTCAGCTTGTTGGACGAAATGACTGAAGTACCACCGCCGGAAGTGGCCAGCGTCCACGACGGGGCAGAGGTGAAATCAGCCAGCGTTGACGTAACCGAAACGCGCGTGATCGGATCGTCATCGACCAACACCCTCAGAATGCCCGCCGTGAACTCCAGCGCCGCATAGTCCGTGCTGGAGAAGATGAACGGGACAACCCGCGCCTTGGCATCCGAGTACGTGGACGTGATGTAGCCCAGACCGGGCCGCAGCATCATGGGGCCAAGCGTGCGTGGCATCCAGTTTGTCTGCGTCTCGGCAGACATGCGGAGGCGGTCAACATCAGTGCGCGCAAGAGCATGCCGGGAAACTGTGCCCCTGTTGAAGCTCTGTAACGCAACTTGCTGTCTAGCCAAACCAAACACTCTTCATGTCTTTGAACCTCTTTTCAATTTCCAAATACTTTTCGCGCATCTCTAAAATTCTGTCTTCTGACAATTCTGGAAATGCGTCTAACGTTTCATCCCAATCAAGCTTCTGCGGCTCGTCGTCTGCGGCAACAAGTCCTACACGCAGAATGTCTTCTTCTTCGCATAGCTCGCGAAACGCATTCTGGAGGTCGTTTATCTTGGCCTCCATGCGAGCCACGACGCGAACGTGCTCATTCAATTCGTTGCGCGCCTTTGCAAGCTTTTGGTAAAGGCTCTCAAGTTCCGCTTCGACATCGGTCTGATCGACGGACATGCACCGGCTCCATGGTTGAGAGCCGTCATTCTACCTCACGAGAAGCGCCCATTCCAACGGGAACGACCGCGCATCCCCATGCCACGAGACTGAACCCACGTTCCGGTCGGCGGATACTCGACCGCCTGGTTCATGGCATCGTGCGACAGCGCATTGGCCTTTGCCCGCCTCAGATCCTTGGCGATCCCCTCGTTGCGGGTCTCGCTGGAGTTGATGTTCAGGCAGACAGCCTTCGCCAGCGCCATCTCCACATAGGCCGTGAACGAACGCGGCCACAGTGTCAGGTTCATCCCGGCATCCGTATCGTTCGACACGTACCGGAGATAAAGGGGCTCCACGTCGCAGAAGATGTAGGCCCCCTCGTCGTTGTAGTCCTCAAGCGGAGGATCAAACCGCTCGTTTGCGCTGACCTTGTAGGTACGCACCCAGTCGCTCGGCTTCTCATAGGCATACGTAAGGCCGAACTCTGGAACGACATCCGTGGATGCCTCCAGTTCGACCGTCCGCATGGCGAAGTTCCAGAAGCCTGCGTCAAGGCACGAGGCCACTACGTCATCGTAGGCATCGTCAAGCTCGCGGCGAGACGTGTGGTTCTCGGTGAGCGACGTGAGACGCCGTTCGCCCAGAGCCCGCAGCGCGCCGTTGTAGATGGCTAACTTGGATGCCATGTGCTATTCTTTCCAACCACTTAGGAACATCGCATGCGCATCATTGTCTGCGGCGGTCGCGACTTTCGAAACGCGGCTTACGTGTTCAGCAGCCTCGACAAGCTGCATTCCGAATGGCCCATCACAGAGTTGATGCAGGGCGGGGCCACAGGAGCCGACGCCCTAGCTCGTGATTGGGCCATATCCAAAGGCATCAAGCGTTGGGTCTGCCACGCCGATTGGGAGAAGCACGGCAAGGCAGCAGGGCCTCTCCGCAACGCTCGGATGCTGGAGTGGAAGCCGGATACCGTCGTGGCTTTCCCCGGCGGGCGTGGCACGGCAAACATGATCAGCCAAGCCCGTGCGGCAGGCGTGACCGTGATCGAGTACGACTAGGCCGCGAATGTCTTGGTAACCTGCGCCTTGGCAATCTCGGCCTCGGCCTTGCTTGCAAAGCCCGACTGCATCGTGTGGTTGTCGGAGATGCGCTTGACGCCCCACAGCGCCTGCGGACCAAGCCACTTCACGTAGTATGGCGAGGAGGTATCCTCGACCGTCGCCGCGCCAGCCAGGTCAACCCTGCGCATCTCGACAACAGCAGCGGCCTTGTCATTCTGCGCAACGACATAAAGTTCCGCAAACCAAGAGCGGTTTTCAGCGTGAACCTCGATGATGTCGCCAATCCTCAGCTTCCGCGCAACGTTGGTCCAATAGTCCCCTTCGAACATCCGCTCGTAAGGCGTGACTTCCTCAAGCACGATTGACCAGCGGTTGGTCACATAGTCCGCTCGCTTGAAGCCAGTCTCAAACAACTGCTTCTTGACGAGACGCGGAGGAACGGGGATCGGCGTCGGTTCTGCTGCGGTCTGGGTTTCAGCCATAAATCACCTCGGTTGATGGAAATGGAGACGGGGAGCCGAAGCCCCCCGCCTGTTAGTGTCAGACGACTTCAGTCGCCTGTGCTCGCGCTTCCGACCGTCGTACCGAGCGCGATGTCGGCAGCGCCGCCAGCGGTCACGGACTCGACGCGGTGCAGCGTGGTCAGCGGGGTTGCCGTATCGACCACAAACATGGTGTCGGAAACTGACAGACCTAGAGCTGCGCCATTGCTGAAGAAGTCGTTCGCATCCACGGCACCAGCAGCGTCAGCAGCGGTGACATACATCCAGAGCTTGCCGTAGCCGCCAATGCCCTGGGCAACCAGCATCGGAGGTGCAGAAGTCGAATAAGCCATGTTGGCTCTCCTTTCACGTTGTCAGGGATTAGGTGGCAGCGAAGCCAGAGCCGTCATGCGTGATCTTCACGATGCCGGTGTTCTGAAGGATCTTCGACCCCATGAACACGGAAGCGCGAGCCCACGAATAAGCCTGCTCTTCGTTCACGCCGATCTGCACGTCCATCTCGCCCGTGTTGACCGCCTGCCCGATGGCATTGCGGTGGTACACGTAGCAAAGCTCGGCAGCACCGGCAGCGCCCGACAGGTTCGGATGCATGATCCAGTTGATACCGGCCCAGCGGCGATAGGTGCGGATCGGGCCAGCGAAGGGCTTCACCTCGACGTAATCAGCCGAAGCAAATTCCTTGGTCTGCATCAGGTAGGCGTAACCTGCCGGCGAGATCACGCCGAACATGTTGTCCTCTTCCTGCACGGGCACGTCCGCGTTGCCGAGAATGGCGACCGCGTGCATGACCTTGGACAGCGAGAGGGTGGCAGCAGCGCCAGCGTCCTGCGTGGCGTTCGCAAGCTCGGTCAGGATGTCCTGATCCATCTTGCGATTGATGACGTTCATCACGCCCTTCTGCATCACCCGGCGCTGGTCACCCTGCGACTGGAAGATGTTGAAGTTCGTGACCTGAACGAGATCGTGCCATTCGACCAGGGTCGCAGAAGTCTGCGTCAGGTCGTTGTTGCGGGCAGGGATGAGACCCTGAACACCGCGAGTAACGGCAGTCGCGCCGCCAGTACCAGCGATGAGGAAGGTCGCAGTGTTGCCCTTGATGACCGCTTCACGAGTAACGGTCGTGGCGAGCAGGGACATGTCCTGCTCAAACGACAGGATCATTTCCTGCCGAAACTGAGTGACGGGGGCCGTAATAGCCATCGGATCACCTGTGATGTTGGGTTGAGGTTTGGTGACCGCACGGCGTCAGGGTGTCCGCACGCGCACGCGCAGGGGTGTCCGATGGCCGAACCATCGGGGCCGTTGCGTGCCGTGTGGGGCGTCAGCGTTGGTCTGAGGTAGTCGGGTGCGTCTTGATCCGGGGCCGCTGTGCGGGGTGTCCGGTTCCTCGACGCGGGTCTTAGGCGGCTCGACCTTTCATCTGGTCACGAGCGCCAAGAAGCTGGGCGTATTCCTGCTGGAGAGCAGGGTTTTTCCAGTAGGCATCATCCCGGTTGCGGATCATCGTTTCGATTTCCGTAATCCGAGCCTCGCCTGCCTTCATCGGATCAGCCGATCCGGCAGGAACCAGTGTCGCCATCGGGTTGAGACTGCGGGCCAAAAGGTTCAGGCCACGCAGAAAATCCGGGTCATTTCCCATCTGATAGCGGATGTCGCCATTGGCGCTTTCCGCATTGAAAACGCGGTCAAGCACTTCCGGCTGGAAGAAAGGCGACAAGGCATTTGTGATGCCTCGAATGTTGGCGCGGTACTCGTTGCCCCATTCCGCACGCAAAGCGTCATCAGACATCTGCCTGAACTCTTGCGCCTTGTCGTAAGCCGCTTGACGCGCCTGATCCTGCATCTGGTAGAAGCCGCCAAGAATGGCGTTGAACTGCGAGGGCGGAAGTCCGACTTCATGCGCCGTCTTCTGGAACCATTCGACCATCGGCTTGTCGGCTTCGCCCAGCACCATGCCATTGGGCAGTTCAGGCTTGTACTCTTCGGGCGCTGCCGGAATGCCGTTCTCCTTGCGCCACGTCGCAACCTCTTCCGGCGTGGCGTCAGGCTTCAGCCCGGCCTTGAGTTCCCCGCGCGACATGCGGGCCTGCAACTCGCGATGCGCCTTGGCGAGATCGGCAGGCGAAGCATAGCGCTCCAGCGTCTTGAGGTACGCCTTGTCCTCGCCGGCAAGCTTCACGCGCCAGTCGTCGGGCCATGTGGCGGTGACCGCGACAGGCTTCTCGACGGGATCAGCCGTAGCAAGCGTCTGCGCGGCCTGGGCAGCCTCCTTCGATTCCTTGTCGGCCTTTTCCCTGGCTTCCTGCTGGCGCTTGCGGAATTCCATATCCTTCTCCGCCGCTGTCTTGGGAGCATTCGCAGACGGCGAGCCGCCGGT